TTCTCTGAATGCGTTCAATTGTTCTTGCAAATCGAATATCAAGGGTAGCCAGTGTTGCCTTACCTTCAAGTGTTTCATCATATCCAAGATATGCTTTTGGAATCTTTAAAGCAGCAAATATCTTACCCTTCAAGTATTCAACATCTTCGATTGCTTGGTATTGAAGACCTGGCAGAGTTTCAATAGATGTTCCTGCTTGTCCACCACGAACTGGAAGATAGAAGTCTTCCAACATATTCTGCATATTGAATCTTAGATTATACTGACCCGTTTGTTCGTTCACCACAGGAACCTTTTTCATTTGGTTCATGATGTTTTGCATATACTGATCCACTTCTGCCGGTGGGATGTTACCAATATCAATCTTGAAGATACGCTTTTCTGGTGCACGGGTAATTCTGTGAATCAACATGGCATCTTCCATGAGAACAAGTTGCTTGTAAAGTTTACGAGCACCTTCCAACATTGACTTTCCATACGGTAAAAAGTTGGTGTCACCTAAAAGACGGAAGTGAGCAACTTCATAGTTTTGGAACTCACCTTTACCAAGTGGTCCTTCATAGATAAACTTCGTCATGTAAATGTGTTCAGGGTCTGTTCCCTCATCACGTTGCATCTCATATGGAGAAAGAGGAACAACGTTCGTTACACCCAATCCATCTTTAACATCAAGATACAGATAATTGTCCCCATACTTACACAGATTACGAACCCAAGGCCATAGGTTGTATTCTATGTTCATGATCTCGTAAAAGAGGTTATGTAGAATTTTACGAATGTTATCGTTATCTGTCTTGATTGTAAGAACATCACCCGTGTCATTTTTTAGAGTAGACTCATCGGCATAAATGTCTAATGCAGACGAACAGATGGCGTCTGTGTCCATTGCCTCATAATCTGTATAAAGGTCAATCTTTGTTGCGGAGAATGAGTTGTATTGGTTATAGACCGAGATAGGGGTTCCTCTCGTTCCGTGTAATCTACCGTATCTATCAATTACTTTTGAAGTATGTGGATTACCGTCTGCTTGATAGCGAGCTGTGTCAACAACTTTCAATTTCTTACCACCGACGTTTCTTACAACGACGTTTGTTGAAAATAGCGTTTTTAATCTATCAAATACTGATTTCTTTTCAGCCATTTGTCACCTGTTTAGTTATTAGTTCATTACATATAAATATGATGTAGGATTTTTTAGTGTCAATTTTAGAGCAACCAAGTTAGATCTTCGTTCTTTTTATCATCACTGATGGTCATTGCCCAACCAGCTTCTTTTTTCGTGTCTATGTTATTTGCCGAGTTTATTACAGGAGTTGATTTGGTCATATACTCCAAACTCAATTTGGTTCGCATCATTCCTTCTTGACGAAGTTTGAGAGCAGTATCCCTAACCCAAAGTCCCATAGAGAATGACATTACCAAGTCATCGTTATAACCGTTTTGTGCCTCTGCTCTTCCACCAGACCAAATGAATACAAACATTTCTTCTGCAAGTCTATTTGACTTTATGATTGGAACACGTTCTCTGAAATACATCTCATACTTTGAAATCACAAGTGGTCTCGTCTTTGAAGTCATTGAGAAGCCGGGAACCATTTGTGATTTATCTTTGAGATCATATCCTTTTGGTATGTGAACCGACGGGTCTGTATATCCATCTTCTTTATATGTGTAATAGAGGTTTGGATAACCACGGTCAATTATCTGTTGTATTACCGCCCATCCGATGTTTGCATTCTCAACTACTAAAAGGGCATCATTATATTCGGTTGCCATTGATACAAGAAGATTACCAAATGATTTAGTATCTAACTTACCTTGATACTCTGCAACCTGTTCTACATTTTCAATGTCTATGACGTGGAAAGCAGAATAGTCTTTACCATCACCACGAGCAACGTCAGCTGAAATCATATACGATTTACTTGGTGAAGGATCATCCCATATCCAAAGAGCACCTTCGGCACCTCGTTTTTCTCTCGGTTCTGTGACATATGTCTTTTGATACCAGTCGATGATGTTACCATCAACAACTGACGCTCCCGATGAAAGGAAATCTCCATCGCACTCCTGTGCTGCAAGTGCCGGTCCTAAGATAACGTCTTGTTCGTCTCTCCATGCCTGATCTCTTTCAGGGTGAACTGTCCAGTGAAGGAAGATTGGATTGAACGCACTCTTTCCTGTCTTTGCATTTACCCACTGTTTGTGATAGAAATTACCAACCCCGTTAGGAGTCGAGTTGATAATTGCAGAACCACCAGTGTTGATTGTGGACTGCGCAGAAGCCCAAATTTCCTCGATGTTATCGATGAATGCAGCCTCGTCAATGATAAGAAGTGAAAGAGCTTCCGAACGAGCAGCATCAGCGGCTGCCGATACAGCCTTGATCTGTGAACCATTCTTGAAACGAAGTGAGAGTTTGTTATCTTCTACCACAGATGTTTTCAACCATGATGGAAGATTGTCATACATAACTCTAACCTTCGTTACGAGATTCTTCGCAGTTTCTTGTTTGGTGGCAATAACGAGAATGTTTTGGTCGGTCTGAAATAACATCAACCAAAGTGAGTAACCTGCAATCAAAGTTGAGATACCCAACTGACGTGATTTTAGACAGATGTTGTAACGTTCGTTTTGGAAGTCTTTGAGAACTTCTTGTTGGAAGTCCCACAATTCAAATAAGATTTTACCACGAACGGGGTGTTGAATCTTCGCATACTTCTTCATGAAGTAGATTGGATCGGCAGCACACTTTACATACTCTTGCTTTATTATGTCTCTTATGTTATGACTCATCTTGTTACCACGAAAACAATTACCGTTGTTACAACACCAGCACCAAACCAAAGTCTATTGTCATCATACCATTTAGGTCTAAGTTCTTCAACTTGCTTTTTAAGTTGGTCATTTTGTTTGTTTACCAACTCTATTGATTCTTGACGATTTTTCAGTTGCTGTTCATACAAACCAACTCGTTGATTGTATGAGTCGATTAATCTACTCTGAGACGTTATGATAGATGTCTTGTAAGCAGAAGAATCTTGGATCAGTTGTATCTTGTTGGCTAAAATAAGAATCTCAGATTTAGTTAAACACATCACAGAATCTTGTTGTGCGTATGCAACTGATGAGATCATTAGCATTAGTAATATACAAAACATTTTCATATTATTTCCGTATAAAATCGATGATAAACTTGACGGCAGAATCTTTGTTGCTAATCTCTGGTCTTTTTTGTGATGGGAAGTTGTTAACGATGGTGGTTACTTCCTTTTTCTGTTCCTCTATTTTACCATCTAGAATTTCTGCACGTTGAAGTAGTAGATAGTTTTCTCTTTCCTTTACGCTTATCTCTACATTTAAACTATCGACTATTCGTTGGTTCTTAGCGAGAAACAACTCTCGTTGATAGTCATCATATACCGAAATGGCAATGACACCTAAAACTATACCAAGTAGGAAAATAAAGGGTTTTGTTTTTGATACTTCAATGATCCAATGACTAACTATATTAGCTCTTTGGGAAAGTTGAAACCATTTTTGCTTTACCACGACCGGTAGCTCCTTTCTTACGCTTTCTCGTAACTGCACTTCTCTTTTGTTTCTTAGTCATACGGGATGCCTTTGAGGCTGGAACACACTTTGGGTAGGCACGTTTACCACCTTTTCTTGACTTAGCTCCAGCAGATGCACCACAAGGTGGATGTCCACCAGACTTTGTTTTTCTGGATATATCAACCCATTTTTCTTTGAACCACTTACGGAGTCCACCAGAAGGTTTCTTTCCTTCCACTAAACACTCTTTTACGTATTCACGTATGACTAATTTTGCAATATATTTTTGTTGTGGTGTCATACCAATAAATATGATTGAATTAGGATAAACGTTTAAATTTATCCAGTGGAACAAATTGAGCACTACCAACTTTCAAAGAAGGTATATTGATTTCATCATTGAAATATACCAACATTTTTTTCAATGGAGTTGGTAACGTCCCATTATAGTGTTCATCAACATACTTTGAAAGAGAAGTATTGATCAAATCAGAAAGTCCCAATAGATACGGAGTTTTCATAAGTTGTAATCCACGAACTTTTGGAGAATTTATCTGACCATAGAAAATAGATCTAAATGATCCGATAGTATCTTTAAACGTATATCGCGGAAAATCTGCAACAGTTAGGGGGACTATACCAACAGCACCACCATATTTCTTTTCATACGCCAAATTTAAAAGTTGTATGTTTATTGCGAATTGATACTGTGAATCATTATTTGTGCTAAGTGGATCTGGATTTGTTACCTCTAAAACATTTTCATGTAAAGAAACTACTAGTTGTAGTTCACTATTTGAGTTGCCTTCGTAATCTAACTGGATACCAAATTTGTTTGAAGACGCAAAAAAGTTATCGGTTTCATTCTTAAAGAAGTCAAATACATCTTGTTGTAAACTAGATACACCAGTTCCACTAACACCAGATGTCCCTGATGTTCCAGAAGTTCCTGTTCCACCGCCAGTTCCACCACCAGTTCCACCGCCAGTTCCACCGCCAGTTCCACCACCAGTTCCACCGCCAGTTCCACCACCAGTTCCACCACCAGTTCCACCACCAGATGTTCCAGCGGTTCCTACGCCACCACCGGATGTTCCACCACCCGTTCCACCACCCGTTCCACCACCAGATGTTCCAGCCGTTCCAGTTCCACCGAAAATAACACCGGGTTCTTCGTCATTTGGAATACCATCACCATCTTTATCCTGATCTTGATCATTCGGAATACCGTCTCCATCAATGTCATCATCCAAATAATCAGGAACACCATCACCATCCGTGTCAGTATTCTGTAATATGTCTGGAACCTTTGGTGATATACCCGGTATAGATAGCATTGATGTCCACGGTAAAACAAGAGGTATGGGTGCTGGAAATCCTGGTGCCAATCCTGCATATATCCCCATTACAGTTAATTGATGGGCAACTAATGCGTTTGCGAAAGAAGTTAATGCAGGTTCTACTTCTGTGTTATTAAATGTCTCTTTTAGTGCTTTGTCAAATCCAACAGGTAGACCAGGAAATATTACTTGTGTTCCAACTACTGGTGCAAACATTGGTGGCATCGGTGGCATCGGAGTAAATGTTGATCCTAACCAGTAAAGGCAAAATCCAGTTGCCATTAAAGTAAAACCTGGTTCAACAAATGGGGAAGGGGTTTTTATAGGAACGGTGAAGTTAAGTTGTAATCCTAGTGTTAGAAAAGTAGTTAATACTTCTTTATTTCCTTTTATTAGTTTAGCACCGTAAAAAGGACCACTACTTCCAATATTAGCCAATTCATATGCGGTTGCTATTTTATCAGCAGCGTCTGGTATTCCACCAACCGCCCAGGTATTCCAAAACGGACGTAAAAATGATTTAAATAACTCAACATTCATAATTAGGTTTTATCGATCGCACCCTTACCACTCGAAGGCCAACCGAATCTACATGACCAATAACGGGCTTTGTGACGAGGACCGGGAGTGTCACACTTGTGTCTTGCTCTGAATGACTTTCTTCTCGCAGCGATTGATTTCTTTATCTTCATGGTTTTCTTACCACCTTCACCCTTATGACCAAAGTTTACCTTTACTACATTACCCTTTGGATTCTTTACATAAACGGAAAACTTCTTTGGACCACCAGGTGTTCTGAATGGTTTACCCAATTTTACTTTTCTACCACGATATTCGGCTTCACCCAAGACATCCTTTGATACTTCTTGTAGACCAAAGTGTAGTTCTACGATCTTACCTTCACAGTTTGTAACATAACTTTCAAGACGGTAACCGGGATTTTCAATCGTTACCGATTCATTACGATAACCACCACCAGCAGCTTTGTATGCCTTGACGAGAGCACCAGATGCGTAAGCACTTGGCCAAACCTTATACTTCTTCTTGATTCTCGATTTTATTCTACTGTATAGTTCCTTATTGGTTGGAACTGATCGTTCTATTACTACTGGTTTCAAAATTATCTCCTAGTTTTCCCATCTGTTGTAAGGTTCATCTTCTTCACATTCTTCTTCATACTCATCATAATTACGTCCTTTTCCAAACTTACTTACCTTCTTTGAAAACTTCTCGGATGCAACCGAGAAAAGACCGCCCAATACAATGTAGAAGAATCCTTCAAAAATAAACTCTTTAACTTCTCTTTCCATAAATATGGAGACGTAAGCAATAACTATCATAACTAGAAATGACAGAAACGTCATCGCTCTTTTTGAGGATACCGCTCCTGCATCATCCGTGAATATTTCACGCGTTATCGATATTTTCTTCTTGCTCACCCCTTTCTCCATATAAATCCTTCTCTAACTTTTCTATGTAGTTTTTTCTAAACTCTTGAAACTCATTTTCAATCTTTTCGATAAGTTCTTCTTTTGAAACACCAACGTTCCATTTTTCAGATCCACCGAAAGAGTTTGCAAACTCAAGCTTTGAAAGTTCCTCAACCACTAAGTTCTTATCACGTTCTGCTTCCGTTAACCAAGCCATACCGTTCTTTAACATCTTTTCTTTTTCGTATTCGTCCCAACGTTTTTCAAGTTTTATCTTGTGTTCCATTTTAACAACACAATCAAAACACATTCCGTGAATTGCCTTCATTTTTTCATCAAGACGTTTTGGCATCGTGCAAGTGCAGATTTCCTGTTGACAATTTGGAAATGAGTGAAGATACTCTCTAAGATCTTGTTGCCACTCTTTTCCCAACTTTATTGCGTATCCGTTTTTTTGTTCCCACTCATTACCGTCTGAATCAAGCCATTTATCACCAGTTTTTCTAATTGGAGAATCTTTTACTTCACCATTGTATCCAATTTGAATTTTGTTTTGACTATCGTGATCACCTGATAATAAGTTCTTTACGTCTTGAATACTATCAATTTTAATGTCTGCCATTTTTCCACCATCTTAAAATGAAACCTTTACTATAAATATCAACCGAACTTGAAATAGCCAAGTAGTTGATTTATTGGTGCAAATGCACCTGTTAATTTGTATGTCTTACCATTGTATGTGAATACTATACCTTCGAGTGGAACGATTGACTCCATTCCACCAGCAGCTTTTATTCTCTTCAATTGTTTCTTCAATACTTCCAAGTCCTTAATGTCATTGGAATCCGATAGTTTCTTTATTGCCATTCCAACTTCGTCTTTGATCTTCTCTACCGTCTTATCTGGATTCAAAGCCATTACATCATCTACGTTTTTAAGGACTTCCGCACCGAACCTCAGCACCAGCGATTCAAAGGGTTCTATGTTTTTCTTCAATTGATCTGATACTTTTGTCTTATCTACTTCTTTTGCCCACGTTAGTGTTTGCTCATCTGGAATATTCTTGTTGTTTAGCGCAAATGACTTATCATAGAAAGCCCAACGTTTAACGAGCCCATTCATTAGTTTATCATCTATATTCAGTTCTAGTTCTTCACCTTGATCTTGTATGTAATTTTCCCACCACCGCTGATGCCAAAGTCCGAGTGTATCACTATCTTTCAAATTGAATTTGTCTTGTAACTTCTGTAAAGCAGAAGTGAATGATTCTAGTTTTTGTTTGTAGTTCTTACTTTGTGTAATTTTCAATGCCTTTGGTTTAGCAATACTAAAAGTATCTTGTGTATCTTGATTGATCTGTTTGATCATATTTGCCAATAGATTAGCATACTCTGGATATTCCTTTATCTTTTCACCATCTTCATTATACAAAGAACTTCCGTGAAAAACAACATATGCACCATCATAGTTTATTACGTTTGCACTACCAGGATACATTACTTCAAGGTTCATCCAAGCATTCCCATCTTTAAATACCAACTGTTGTTGTTTATTAGAAAGGTTACTGATGGCATTTTGTAGATCATCGAACGCATAAACGAACGCCTTTTCTATCTCACCTCTACCACCAAACTTTAACTTCAAATCACGGTAGTCCATACCACCTCGTTTAATGTCACCTTTGTTTCTGGCAGCATATAGTTTTCCATCTTTAAAGGTTACGAAAAGGTTCTGACCGTCTAACTTTTCTGATGGTGCACCAACTACGGATATTTCACCAGAAAGACCAATCTTAAACATCTCTTTCATGCCACCAAATGTTAGACCCATATCTTCAAATGGATGTGTCATGTGTCCTGCGACTCCACCTTCTTTGATGATTGTCTTTTCATTCACAACTTCGGTGAAAACCTCATTCCAAAATTGACGGGATACAATTGATAATCTCTTGTTCTGAGGTTTCTCTTCTTTCAAATCACCACGATTAGAATTCATCTTCGCAATGACCATGTTGAATATGTCTGCATCAAACCATCCCATAACAGATTTGAATCTCGACTTTAATTCTGAAAGTTTTGCTTCTCTGTCACCCAATGCCTTACGTATGTTTGTTCCTGACATTTCACCAAATGATGGAATGTTGTAAGAAACGTGTGGTGCATAAACATAGTATGCATACGGATTGTTTATGTCCTTATAGGGCATCTGTGTTGTTTTGTTATACTTCATAAGACGTTTGTATGATTTTAGTCTACCAGCGTCTTTTTCACCGATCATGTAGATAACCACAGTTTTCT